AGACTGGCGATGTTGGCGAAATAGTCAGCAGGCGGCTGGTTGCCAATCTCCAAGTCCGCGCGCAGACTGGCGATGCTGGCGAAATAGTCAGCAGGCGGCAGTGTGCCGATCTCAGCGATGTTTGCGACTGCAGCTATTTCTGCGGTGTAATCAACCGGCGACGGAACTAACTGCAAATCTTCCAGCGTAGCGGCGCTTTGGCCGCTGCCTGTCAGCGTGAATAGGTTCAGCAAGAACCGATACCACTCACGCGAGATCAGGCCCGTGCGCTCATCAGTAAACGGCACACGCGGCGGCGTGATATTGGTGATGTTCGGCGGGCTGGTCATGCGTTGGTGCCGCTGATGTTCAACTCAGCACCCATGATGGCAATCTTTACGGGGTCTGTGCCACTGAGCTCGTACACGCGGTCGCGCAGCTTCAGCGTCATGCCTAGCCGGCGCCAGAACGCGCGGTGGCCATACTCTCCGACGCGGCCGATTGACGTCCAGTGTTCGTTTGACCAAGTGTGCCCGCCGTCATCACTCCAACGCAACATAACCTTGGGAGATGTCGTCAGCACCGCCGACGAAGTGACTGTCAATGGCACGCCGTTTTCAGTAATGATGATATATCCATTCTCAGCCGACAAAAACCCAAGAACAGTCTCAACAATTTCTGGTGGGTCGTAGACGTTGAGCCCCACGCCCGTTTCGCAGTCAAGCTGAAGCGTGTGGTGCGCTGTGCGTTTCAAATTGTTCTGGCCAGTGGGCAGCGCCCGCCACGACCGCAGCCATTTTTGCGCCGTGCCGTTGTCGGCGTACACATCCAAGTCCAGCGCGTAGATGTTGCCGTTCTCGTAGTCGCCCACCACGATCTCGTTGGCGAACGACATCTGGCAGTTGCCGCGGTGGCGTGTGAACACGCCGTTTGGCGTGTCCCAGCCGGCACGCTCGTGCCAGGCGCTGGTAGACACGTCGTAAACCCAAGTGGTGTTGGCCGTGGGGAAGTTCAGCACATAGAAGGCGTGGCCGTCTTGCTGGTAGGTGTACCCCACCGCGTCGGCCAAGTTGCCATACTGCTGGATCTGCCACTCCACCGCGTGCGTGCTGATGCGCTGGCCCGTGTAGCCGTTTGCGCGGTAGACGATGCCGCGCCCGCGAGCATCCGAGCCCAGCCAGAACAACCCATTGTCCAGTCTGGCCACAGAGAACGCCGCAGCGCAACCGATCTCGTTGAACGCACCCTGAATCCGCGTCAGGGGAAAATCAGCGGCGCCGCTGTCGTACCAGACTTCGACCGAGTTGGTGCCGAAAAGCCAGGCTTCACGGTGGTCGATGATCAGGCTCACCAAGCCGTCTGGCGAGCCCTCTGCGCTCGCAAAGTCCAGCGGATCTACCGAGGTGCCATCCAGCAGGCTTGTGACCCATACGCGCTGGCTGGTAGGCTCGTTGAAGACGAAGTACCCGTCAAGGTAGCCGACCGTCACCGCGCCGGGGAAGTCTGGGTCTGTGATCTGCGCGAATTGACCCGAGCCGGAGTAGATGTAGCTGGGGCCGTTGCAGGCGATGAACAACTGCGTGCCGTTGTCGGCCATGCTGACCGGGCCGGTGCCCGTCAGCGTGCCGATTGTGGTCACCTGCCAACTGGAATCGACGCGGTACAGCGTGTTGCCGCTGGCCACATAGCCGTAACCGCCGAAGGCCCACAAACCTCGGACAGGCCCGCTGCCGACAGACGCCAACAGCCGCAGCCCCGGCGCGCGCTGCAAGAACGCCGGCTCCTTGCCTGCCTCCGGTACGATCTCCGGAAACAGATTGATCATGCGGTTGTCCGCAGCATTGACGCTGCGGGCAACATACGCTGATCCAAGAATAGGCGTTTTCATGCCGTGCTTACTTCAGCCGCGCGGGCTTCAACTTCCATCGGATTGTTCCGATAGCCGTAGCGGATTGTGTACCAGATGTAGAGCAGGTAGAACCGCCGCGCGCCGAGCATCTGGTACTGAAGCCAGTGCCGCTGCTCATGCCTGACAAGCGCCGTCTCGTTAATGCGCTCGGCTAGGATGAAGATGCCCAGCGGTGGCAGCGTGATGCCGCCATAGCCGAAGGTTCGCAAGAACCAGCGGATGACGTGCTTTGCTGGCTTGGGCTCAATAGTTGCCAGCATAGATGTTGAACCGCTGGCGAGTGGCCACCAGCGAGTACGGCAGGCTCATGATGTCGTCAGGGTTGTTGATGCGCTTCAGATTGCGCTTGGACGTCATGGCGATTCGCACCACCTGCGGCGAAGGCTCTACACCAAACTCAGGCGCGATCTCCATGGCCAAGTTGTAGGTGAATGCTCGCAGATAGCCTGGCGGGAACGACAATATTGTGGCAAGCGTAGCCGGCTGCGTCAGTTCTTGGACCGAGATGAAGTGCCACTCCAGCAGCCGCGTGGGTACTGGATAGATGTACATCTCAATGTCAGGGTACGTCATGTTGACCCACAACACCTGCGGATACGTTGACGTGACCGTCTTGACAGCAATACCGTTGTACTGCTGCTGGTTGATCATCTTGATGCCGAAGCTGACGTTTGTGCCGGGGTCGCGGAAGTACGTCGAGTCGTCCAGCAGGATAGGCCTGTTGCCCACAAAGTCGCCCGTAGGCCCAAGCGTTCGGCTGATCGTGCTGGTGGGCCAGTTGAACACTTGGTCTTGCGTGCTGAACACAGACAACCGCTCGGTGTTCCACGAGTCGATCATCTGGTTCATCGCCGTCAGCGAATCCTGCATGACGGCGGCGGATGTGGTTTCGCCTTCTGCCAATACGCCCAGCAGACGCAAGGCGCGCTGGATCTGATCACCCGCTGTGGTGGACATTGACAACCTCCCTACGGCGGCGGGTGCGCTCAGTCAAAGCGTTGACTGCAAGCGCGGGTTCGACATCATCGTCTTGATCGAGAGTATACCGCTCCCATCCGCTGCGCTCGTCGTATTCCGCTTCCATCTCCAACGTCGCTACCTTAGCGCCGTGGATCGGATGTCTCATGTAGATGATGGGCATAGAAGAAGGGGGCCGAAGCCCCCTTTCCGTTACACGCAGTGGATCAACGCGAAGTTGATGATGACCGCTTCAGACAGCGACCCCGCAGTCAGGTTACGCAGCGCAATGACCGCAGAACCAGCAGTCATGCTGGAAATGTAGGTCGTATACGCCGCAGCCGTAGCGCCGCCCGACACGTTCACGACGATTGAGTCGTTGGCGGAAATGAAGCTGTTGTTCATCGTGAAAGTCACTGCGGTATTGCCCGCCAAAGCCGTGGCAGCCATAGTGATGCGGCCAGCAGCCTTGTTCAGCGTTACCGCTGTGGTCTTGTCCGTGGCCTGCGTTACCGTGCCCTGCGCGTCTGCGGTGTACCCCAACTCGCTGGATGCGTAGACGGTACCCCCACTAACCGAAGCGCCGGTAACAGCGCCCGTAACAGCAACCGCACCCGTAACGGTAACGCTTTCGAACTCGGGGTCGCTGTACGCGACGCCGACAGCCTTGGTATTAGGCATGATCAATCCTTTCAAAAATGCGCGGCCCGTAGGCCGCGCTGTGCGTCAAGCCACGCGATACAGCGTCCAAGCGCCAGCGGCGCTCTTGCGAGCAACCAGGCTTGCGCCGGTCGTAACGGGGATCGTCATGGTCAAAGAACCAGAGACAGTCCAGCCGGTGCCCGCAGCGATGATCGCGGTGCCAGAAGATGTGCCAAGGTTGACCAGACTGAAAGTGAACGAAGTGCCCACTTTGTCCGAATTGGTCAGCACGGCTTCCAGATCCGCCACAGTGGGCAGCGTGTAGGTCTGAGCCGCAGCGGTGACACCGCTGTTGGCCAAGATCAGACCGTTCAGCACTTGTGCCGGGGTCAAGGTTGCGGTAGCCGCAATCGATACCGGCTCGGGGAGCGCGTCGATCAGGGGTTCGTTGAGGTTGCCGTCGCCGACTTGATAGCCGCCGCCACCATTAGGGAGTGCCATGATTGAGTTTCCTTTCAGTGTTCAATTGTAAGACTGGGGGCCGTAGCCCCCCATTGTCATCAGCCCCAGAGACGGCAGGCCATCTGCGGACGAATGGTGCTGAAACCATACAGCACGTCGATCCGGCAAGGCATGCGGTCGTTGTTGATGTCGTACTGACGCACGACGCGCAGACTGATGCCATTGTGAACGGCACGCGCAGCCATGTCCACGCCTTGGGGCAGGAGCAGGTCAGCGGTGGCGAACGTGATGGCATCCTTGTGGTACACCAAGTTCTGAGCGTACTGCGTAGAGGCAGCACCCACGAACACCACAGCCTTGCTGGTAGCAGGCAGAGTGTTCACGGTAGCCAGAGCGTGGTTGGCCGAGTAGATCGGAGCCACGGTCACGGTAACGGCGGTGCCGCTGGCGGTGACGTCGGACAGCACGACGAACTGGAACAACGAGCCGGTGGACTCACGAGTCTGCGGGTTTACAGCGAAGCAGTCAGCCACGGTAAACACGTCGCCAGCCTTAATGGTGACGTTAGACGCCACGGTCAGTGCGATGGAGGTTGTGCCTTCAGCGGTAACTGCCGCAGAGGTGGTGTTGCCGGTAGCACCGCGCGAGCCGGTCGTGAACTGCTTGATTGACTGAGACATGTTGACTTCTTCGAAGCCAAGCACGCCAGTGCCCATCATGCCGTTCTTGAACTGCTTGCTGATGGTGTCGGTGGGATTGAACAGACCCTTCATGCCTTCCACCAAACCGGCGTTGGCAGCCGGGTTGACGGTAGCGTAGCGGGGCGACATCACAGCGGCGTTCTCGTTGAGCTTCTGCTGGGCTTGCAGCAGAACCAGCGAGGTGGCCGGCGTGGTGCCAGGGGTGCCCACAGAGTTACCGATGGTGCGGAAGGCGTTGGCAACGTCAGCGTCGATGCTGGAGGCCAATTGGCTGATACGAGGCTTCAGCACACGATCTGCGAAGTCGTCCAACTGCATCGTCAGTTCGGCGGACGTGAAGTTCACGCCGATGTGCTTTTGCGAGGCGACCGTCAGGGTCGTGAACTGCTCATTGTCGTCCTGCACTTGCAGAGCGGCGCCGTCAGTCACCAGAGCGCGGTCCGGCAGGCGGATGCGCAGCGTGGAGCCGATCTTGGCCCCTTCAACAGCAAAGCTGTCGTCGTACTGGCGGTTCACGTTGCGCGTGAGCACCAAGTTGTTTTCCAGGATCTCCAGGGCCTTCCTGGTGATCATGTCAATGGTCAGAATACTATTGGCCACAGCGGGCTCCTTTCAAGTCTTAGCGGTTTGCTTGTGCCTGCATCTTTCGCATCTGGCGGGCGCGTTCAGCTTCAATCCACTCCGACGTACTCATGCTCTTGATGGAACGCGGGTCAGTCGTGTCGTAAGACGGGTTGTTGCTGCTTCGGGCTGTGACAGGTGTGATCGGTGCTGGCGCTGACGTAGTTCGTTTGACGGGCGGATTGTCGGTCAGTCTGCCTTCAATCTTCCCAATTTCTTTTGCCTGCAAGAACGGCGACAAGCGCGAGATACGGTCCGCTTCTTTGGGGTTGGCTCCGAGGTAGTAGGCTACATCAGGGCCAACATCAGAAGCGCGGATCGTTTCAGCCATCACGTCAGTGATTCGGACGCTCGGGTTGTATGCGACTTGTTCGAAGTCGTCGTACTTGTTCCGGGCCTCTTCTTCCCTGTCGTGATAAGCGTCAGCAATCGCTGCCTGTGCCTTCTGCTGCTCTCGCAAGGCAATCAGTTCTTCGGCCTTCTTTACGGCCAGCGCCTCCGCGTATGCTTCCGGAGACTCAAACTGATCAACTGGCGGAACATCTTTCGGCGCAGACTGCCGGGTTTGCATTTCTGCTGACCTGGCCGCTTGCTCTCGTTCCCACTGTCGACGCGCTTTCTTAAAACGCTTGTCTACCACCTCGTCAAGTTCTGCCTGAGTAAACAATCGTTCCGCAGGTTTTTCCTCAACTGGCTGTTGTTCGGCGTTTGCCGGCGTATGAAGCTCTAGTTCCGGGGTGGCCGTCACCTCGGGCGCTTGCACGGAGTCAACTTCCGCTAAGGTATCTGTGGTCATATGTACTCGTTAGAGTGCCCGGTGCGCTGCGCCGGTACAGTTTTAGCATCTTACAACGTGTTGGCACTTACCGCAACGCGTTCAACAGGTCAACTTGGGACGATAAAATACGTGGCCGTAAAGTAGATTCTTGTCGCGGCCGATACGGCTCCGGCCACGTTCAGATTGGTCGTTACCAAAAGCTGACTGCCAGAACTTTGCGAAGCATTGATTGCAGTGCCAACATAGGCTGGTACGGTAGTAGTGTCGGGCGCAAAAGGTAGGTTAGACGTCAAAATTCCCGCGCCCGCGCAAGCAACGCTGGTTGAGCCTGCAACGTACCCGCTGATAGTGACCATGTTGCCGTTGCGAACGTACTCGCCCGCAGATGAGAACGTGCCAACAACGGTCAATCCAGCCCCCTGAGAAGGCGTCCAAGTACCCCTTTGGTCCAAACGGATAGGCGCGCCAGAATCTGCCGGATAAAACAACAGGGCCTCAGGAGGCCCACCTCCATATGCAAAATTCCACTTGAGTTCGGTCGAACCCGTGCCATCGGACAGAGCGTTGGTCATCATGGAACTAGACCATGACCTATCCAAAAAATACAGCCCAACGTTGTTGACGAAGTGATTCAGTGCATCAAAGGGGCGCACCACTGGCGTACGAATGTTCTGGACGTAATCCAGCCGATTGCCTTGAATTGGTTCTGGTGAATACAGCGTGCCGGGAGTTGCGTCCAGACGGAATGTGTCGTGGAAATACTTGGCGCCGTAGACCGTGTTGTTAACGAAACTGGCGTAACGACCTTCGGACAAAACTTGCCCGTACGTCAAAATCACAGAGCGAGTCAACATGGTTGTAGAACCGTTGAACCCTGCTTCGGTGAACGGTTTGGCCGTGATGACGTTGCTGCTGATGACCATGTGGCGGTACTGGTCATCAATGAAGTAGAAGCCGTTCTGCCAGTTTCTGAAGGTGTTGCCCGTAATGTTGATGCCGATGATTTGGCCGTCAGGAAAATTTGTCGCGTCGTATGCGTCCGTGTAAGTACGCACCGCGTTCTGGTAAAGCTGACCAGTGGGCGCCACTGTCTCAGGCCCGACGATGACGTTGCCGGTGATGGCAATATCCCCCATCGGCGTCATCGTCAAGTAAGGGCTGCGGTTGGTAATGTAGGACGCTAGGCCAAACGACTGAAGCTGAATCGCCCCGCCCTCTTTGTCCTCCACATCGTTGGCGTAGAACGTGTTGCCAGAGATTGTCGCCTGCGATGTGGGTGTCGTGATAGCCACAAAACTTGAATAGCCAATAACCGTGTTTCCGGTGACCGAGACGCCGCGGCTGCGAAGCTGAATC